ACCGCAGTTCCAGCATTAGGAACAACCGCTGTAAATTCTAGTACTAATTTATCTAGTATGTTTACTTCATGCAATTCGCTTGCAAGAATACAAGCTAAAAACTTTAGATGGACATTCTCAGTTGCTAACTGCAAACTTTCTGCTACCGCACTCAATGAGATATACACCAACCTACCAACTGTAACTGCCCAGACAATTACCATCACTGGCAATTACGGTACTGCCACAGACGACCCAACAATCGCCACAGCTAAAGGCTGGACTGTAACAGGATGATAACTATGGAAGATACCTCAGGATTTTATAAACTCGACGGTGAACTGCTTTTTGGACCAAACTACGTATTAAATGCAAGCTATGAACTACGACGAGAAAATTACACTCAATACCAATATCCTGTAGATAACTGGTACTGGTTTGATAATGAAGATTTGGCTAGGGAGTTTTTTAATTTGCCAATAATTGATGAGACTGAATCACTCTTACCACCATATCAAGCAGGTTTATATATTATCACGGAGTAATTATGAAAATACGGTGTATTTTTGATGTGAATTGAGTGACGTATAAATACCCAGTCACTCAATTCATCATTGGAACCCTATGAAATATAGCATTGTAATACCCACATATAATCACTGTAATGACCTACTGAAGCCATGCATTGATTCTATATTGAAATACACGGATATGTCCGATGTTGAATTGATCATATCCGCAAATGGATGCACAGATAACACCAAATCATATCTGGATGAACTGTCATCCCAGTTTAATAAACTTGGGTTTGGTGCAAATCTAAAAGTATTATGGAATGAGCAACCACTAGGTTATCCTCGTGCAGTGAATGCTGGTATCAAACTAGCATCTGCACAATACGTCGTACTACTCAATAATGACACAATCCTACTTGATCAATCAAAGAACAAGTGGCTATACATGATGGAAGACAGCTTCAGGTATCTAGATAACTGTGGTGTTAGTGGTCCGTTAAAGAGTTTTTCTCCAGAAGCAAATAGTAACTTTGTCATATTTTTCTGTGCAATGATTGACAGAAAGGTGTTCAATTCCATTGGGCTATTGAATGAAGAGTATGATACTGGGTCGGGAGAAGATATTGAGTTCTGTGTAGAAGCCATGAAAGCTGGATATCAAGTATCCGAATGTACCTCTAAGTTCCTAAGTTCATCTGGTGTATTCAGTGGTGAGTTTCCCATTTATCATAAAGGTCAGGGGACCATGCGAGATGAATCACTGGTATCTGATTGGGATGGTAAGTTCAAAAATAATTTATTGAAACTNGCTCACAAGTACAACCCAGAATATTACAAGAGAATGCTCATGAACAACTTTGAGCGATACTTGGCAATTAAGAAAGAACCAGTTCATCCAAGAGAACAGAATCGCTACAAATGGGCTGCTAGTAAGCTATTAGGCAATACAGTTCTAGAGATTGGATGTTCGAATGGGTATGGTACTCAGTTCTTCCCATCTGATATTGACTACACAGGGTTGGATTATGATGCACAGATAATCGAGGCAGCTAAAGGTGAAGATTGGGGAGCAAACACCAAATTCTTTCATGCAGATATAAACGCATTTGAACTTGGACAATATGACACCATTGTTGCTATGGAAGTTATTGAGCACCTAGACAATGGACTGGAGATTGTTGAAAAGTTAAAGAAGCACTGCAAGCGACTTTTGATTACCGTTCCATATAAAGAGCCAATTGGGTTTTGGGGAGAACATCATAGGCTTCATATGCTAGATGAATCTCATCTTCCCGGATTTACCTATCAGTACATGGGCGAATTTGGTGATATATCAGACACTCCCCATGATGGTTTAAACTTAATGATGTGCCAATATGATGCAGCCTAATGTTCTTTGTTCTATATCCACTCGGGGTAGATACAATACAACACTACCTCTAGCGATTCAGTCTGTCATATTTCAAACTCGCAAGGTTGATAGACTTGTCATTTTTGATGACAATGACGAACCAGAAGATATGAGAAATAACCCAACATACCAACATCTATTCAGGATGATGGAAATGAAGGGAATCAGATGGGAATGGTTGTTTGCTGGTAAGAAAGGACAACATCATAATCATCAGATAGCAAATCAGATGGGCAGTGACTGGGTATGGCGTGTTGATGACGATAACATAGCAGAACCAAATGTTCTTGAAAATCTATTGTCATATATTGATGATACTGTTGGTGCAGTGGGTGGATCAGTATTGACTCCTAACTGGGATTGTTCAGAGAAGACAAAATCAACTGGACTGATAGAAGACATTGACATAGAACCAAATATTCAATGGGGATATGTATCAAGAGAACAATCTGTTGATCATCTGCACTGTTCTTTCTTGTATCGTGCAGGCATACATGACTATAACCTCAATCTATCAAGGGTTGCGCATAGGGAAGAAACACTATTCACTTATGGACTGAAAACCAAGGGATATAAGAACATCATAGTTCCAAATACAATCACTTGGCATCTGAAGAATCAAACGGGTGGAATTAGAAGTGAAGATAAGGCTAGTTTGTATGATCATGATGAAAACATATTCAGGTCTATTGTTCAACTAAAAGACAGGACTGTTGTCGTATTGAATTGTGGTATGGGTGACCATATCGTATTTAAGCATGTGTTGCCTGATATCAAAGACCCGGTTGTTTTTACATGTTACCCAGACATCATTCCCGGTAGAAGCATAGCAGATGCCCAACAGTTATTTGGTAACTTGGATCATTTCAGCGTGTATGCAAAAATGATGGAATGGGATTGGAAAGATTCGCTTGAAGCTGCATTCAGAAAGATGTATGTAAAATGATTATTATTTCACCATACGCACAAGTCCTAAAGAACAACAAAAGAAACCCAAAAAACTATCCATACTGGCAACAACTAATATCAATGATCGATCAGCCGATTGTGCAGATTGGTCTAGCACATGAAGAACAACTAGTACCTGACTTCAGGAAGAATCTGTCACTTGATCAACTAAAAGAACTGGTCAATCAATGTACTACATGGATAGGAGTTGATAGTTTCTTTCAACACTTCTGTTGGGATATTGGAAAGAAAGGCATTGTACTTTGGGGTCCATCTAATCCAAAAATATTTGGTCATCCAGAGAACATAAATCTATTGAGGGGAGATGGCTACCTGATACCCAATCAATTTGTGACTTGGGAACAAGTTGAGTATCAGGAAGAAAGATTTGTCAAGCCAGAAGAAGTTATGCATCATTTGAAAGGATTATTGAATTGAAGATATTGGTTACTGGATACAAAGGGTTCATTGCACAGAATATGCTGAAGCACATTCCACCAGAGAACGTTGTTCTTTTTGAGTGGGGTGAAGAATTTCCTAGTTTAGATGGTGTTGGTACTGTCATGCATTTTGGCGCTATCTCGTCAACGACTGAAACTGATGTCAAAAAGATAATGCACCAAAATTATGATTTCAGTGTATGGCTTTTGAATGAGTGTATGTATCGTGGGATTAATATGCAATACTCATCATCTGCATCTGTATATGGTATGGGTACAAACTTTGCTGAAGATGCACCACCTGACCCAAGAAACCCGTATGCATGGACAAAGTATCTATTTGATCGTCATGTATTTGATCGTGGTGACCAGTTCGACATAACGGTACAGGGATTCAGATACTTCAATGTTCATGGGCCACACGAAGACCATAAGGGTGATCAGGCAAGTCCATATCACAAATTCAGAAAGCAAAAGGAAGAAACGGGTAAGATTAAGCTATTTGAGAATAGTGACAAGTTCTTGCGTGACTTTGTTCCAGTGGAGACCGTTGTTAGAACTCAACTAGCATTTTTGAACGTACCGGAATCTGGCATTTGGAATATTGGCACAGGTAAGCCAAAGAGTTTCTTGGATGTTGCAAATGAGATTGGTGGAGAAATTGAGTACATTCCTATGCCAGAACAATTGCAAAGATCATATCAAGCATACACTTGTGCTGATTTGACAAAACTGAAAAATACTATAAATAGATATAACA